TCGTAGCTATCAAAGTTAGCCCCATCAGGAATATCTGCGGCAGATGTGCCGACAGCATTGAGGCTGTATCGTCTAAAATTCTGTGCCATAATATATCCTTATAGGGCAATCGACATGGCTATACTAAAGCCAGCCGTAGCAAAGTTTGAGGTATTGACAGCCGCTATGTCTGTCCAGCTAGTTCCATCGTAGTATCGAACTGCATTTGTAGAGGTTGAGAAATACAAGTCCCCAGCAGCTACAGTGTTCCCAGCATTTGTGTGGGCTGTCTCAGCGTCTGTGTCGTTTGCGTATGTTCCATAGTAGACTTGGTTAAAGTCTGCCACTGCATTAGCGGCATCGATAGCGTAAGCCCTTGCTGACTTGTGTGTACCGTCTACTGTGTTAAGACCAGAATAATAGCTTGCCCAATCTTTAGCTGAGTGTGAGCCAGCAGAACCTCTGTTCATATCACCTACAGCATAAGCCTTGGCAGATAACTCAGTCCCATCGACTGTAGAGTTTGACGCTTTTGTTGCCCACTCTTGAGCAGCACCAGCACCAGATGAAGAGGTAACACCAGTACCACCTGTTGCCCATGCTTTAGATGAGTACCCTGTGCTTGCTACAATACCATTGGTTTTAGTAGCCCATTCTTCAGCTTCATCCTCGCTTCCCTGGGCATCTGTAGCACTAGAGGCCGCAGCGGTTGCAGAGTTCGCACTAGCTGTCGCTGAGGTTGCCGAAGCAGTTGCTGAGTTAGCACTAGCAGTCGCTGAGTTGGAACTATTAGTGGCCTGAGTGGTGGCTGTAGAAGCCAATGTAGCGGCATTTGTTTCTGATGTAGAAGCCGCTGATGCTGAGTTAGCACTAGCTGTCGCTGAGTTAGCACTAGCTGTTGCACTATTAGAACTAGCTGTCGCTGAGTTAGCTGAGTTTGTAGCACTAGTTGCTGATTGAGTTGCGCTAGTGGCGGCGGCAGAGGCTGAACCTACTACCACATCAACATATGCCTTATTAGCGGCATCATTATTGGATGCAGGAGTAGCTACATTCTTGATAACTTTATTCTGAGCGTCCCACTTACCATCAGTATCTTCAGCAATGGTACTAAGAGTTTTATCGATTGCTTCCTGTGCCGCAAAGAAAACTTGGTCAACAGCAGAGTCCAGAGCTATTTCAGTAAGTACAGCACCGTCAGAGAAGTCCACTACCTTTGATGTAAGGTCAGTGTTCCTCTCTATACGGACTGTGCTACCCTGTGGTACAGCAGGGGAGAAGGTCAGTGTCTTAGACCCAGCAGAACTAAATGCTACGGTATAAGTGTTTCCTCCGACTGATGTACCTGTGGAGGTATTGTTCGCAAATACAGACACACCCTCAACAAAAACATCAATGTCAGTCGGTTCTAAGTAATCGAATGAAAATGAAAAACTTGCTTGAGGAGAGCCTATACTTGGGAAGGTAATTATGGAATTAGCCATTATTCAGTACCTCCTGTGAGTACGCTATTAAGTTTTTGTTCACGACTTTTCATAAAGTCTTGGCCTTCTTTTGAGTTGGCGAAGTAGCCCTTTGCTCTATGGTTAGTCCAATAAGCAATCGCTAGCTTTTGATAGATAGGAAAGTCCTTGTATTCTTTAGGGGGTTTTCCTTTAACTTCATAAAGAACATCATCCTGTCCAAAGACCCCACTGCCATCTTCATAAGGGTTTTGTCCAACCATCAAAGCCCATGATATCTTCCTGTATGATTTGATGGTTTCCTTAACGAGTTGTTCTTTAGTGCCAGTGTAAACCCTATCGCCTATTCGGATGTTCGCTGTTCCGTTGTTCACGAAGCTTGGGTGCTGTACTAGCTTAGTTAGAGCTTCTCTCAGTGTTACTGGCTCTTTACTTACAGAAACACCTTGAAGGTTGAAGACAGCTTTAATAAGTCCAGTTCTTCGCATCCACTCGCCATAAGCTGTGCCTCGTTCTCGCTCAGGGTTTAAGGGTTTACCATCAGTATCTGTGGCAAACGCTCTATCAGTAAGGTCTATACCGTCCTTATTAGTTGGAGGCATTCCTACATTGTAGGGAATACCGTTCTCTAGAGCGTTCATCCATTCGTCAGCTAGTGGGTTATCTTTTAACTCTGAAAAGCCCACAGGTGACGCAGAATCTACTCCATAAAACTCTGGGACAAACTTCTCTTCCCCAAGGATGTTGTAGTGTGGGTCAAGGGCATCAGACAAACCTGGAGTGTTACGATAGAACCCGTCAAGAACTGTCCATATCTTTCTGTTCTTAGGGTCAGCAAGCTCTTGGTTAATAGACTTTAGTAGGCCAGAGTAAGGTATCAAAGCACCTGCACGGTTAGCCATGTAAGACGTACCGTAACGCTCAGGTTCATCAATAGCATTGAAGAAATCATCAATACCCTGCATGAACGATTTATCACGCATCATTTCTGTGATGACCATAGTTACCCCCATAGCCATCTCATCAGCAGCATCTTTATTACCGAACTTATTGAGTTCGTGAATGGAAGCCATGATGGTCATAAGGTCTAATGCAGGGGACAATCGCTGCACGTTAGCGTAGCCGTCTTCAGTAATGACAGAGTTCTTATCATACCCTGCAATGTCCTGCAGACCTTTTAGTTGGTCTGTAGTAAGCGTTTCGCCAGAGCCAGTTATCTTATCTTCAAGTGCCAAGTTGTAGAAATAATAAGCTAATCCACTACCAACAGAGGCTCTGGTAATAGCCTCGCCTTGACGTGTACCGCCTGCCATGAAGTCTCTACGCCACCGTCCTGATAATAGGAATAATGGGCTTCTCTGCACTGTATAAGATAACAGGTTAAGAGGAGTTCTAACAAACGGGTTAATCTGACGCAGGATAGGAAAGTCTGTGACAGCTTTACTAATTCCCTGAGATACTTTTCCATCTAATCCCTGAGTAAAGGTAGTGGTACGTCCATATTGGATAGCCGCATCTGCAGTAGGAGCTAAGGCTTCATCGCTGGCTCTTCCTGTCATAGCCTGTTCCATCTGGATGTTTACAGCCTTTTCGACTTCATCATCCACATACTTGGCTAGGTCAGCTTTTGTATAAGGCTTTTCAGTAAGGGGATTAATCTCGCCTCTTTTAATAAGCTCACGTCCTGCTGTTACTGCTTCTGAGTAAACAAAGGCGCGGAAGTTAATCTGCTTGAAGAACTCGTCCTCAGCAGCAAGCAGGCGTGTTGGTGCGCGGATAATACCACCACCAGCCCAGAGAGGAATGTACCCCTCCTTAACCATCTTGCCATCTTCCATGATGGAGTAGTCAGCATCCAATTTAGTCTGACCACTTTTAAGAGCAGCGTATGCTCCTTTTGCGGAAGACAAAGAGCCATATGCAAAGCCCTGATACATCCTCAAGGCCTTCACCATATCAGCGCGATTGCCCTTAATTGCTGCGCCAATAGCTTTTTCCATAGGCATGGTAAGCATAGTGTAGGTGTTAGAGCCTATGTTCACAGCGTGAGTTTTAAAGCCTGATAGAATAGAGTTGATGAACAACTCGTTAATCATACCAATGCCAGCAGACCCAGCGTTTTGAATGTTAATGGCATACTTAGCCATTTGAGCGTAGAACTTCTTACGTCCCTTGAGGTTGCTTCGTAGTACTGTTCCTGCTTTTAATGCTGTATCTACTGTGTTAATGTTCCAGCCATCTACTACTTTAGAAAACTCAAGCATACGCCCAGCTTCAGAGAAACCACCACGGGCTATGTTTACAGATGCAATAACTTGTTTCATTGCATTTACTGCTTCTGCGTGGGTAGCTTCGCCTTTATTATACTTCTCGACAACTTTACCGAAATTAACATCTGCAACATCTGCAAGGACAACAGCACGGGCTAAAGTCTTTCTTGCCCTTACTACATCACCACCAAACCTTGTAATCCAATCTTGAATACCTTGTTCTGTGTTATCGCCATATTTAGCTAAGTGCTGACCAATAGAGATTTTTGCTGATGCTATCATCTCTTCATTAGTCTGTGTAATAGCACCACCTCTTGACCGTAAATCGTCAAGCTGGTCATCAGTCATAGCGGCAACAGCTTCGCTTCGCCCTTCTGCACGTTTCTTCTGGTTGTCTGGGCTGGGCATTGTAACCGCTTCATCGTGTGATTTAACGATGGCTTGGTTTGCTTCCTCCCATGCCGCCATAGCTTCGTCAATATCATTACCAAGGGTAGGTACTAATGTTTCAGCTTCTTTGACAGCTTCTTGGACTAGCTCGTTAGTGTTGTCGTAGTTATTACGGTTTGCTTTAATTGCTTTGACTGATGCAATGAAAAGACCTGCAGCCCCTTCTATCAGAACCCCTTCTACAGCTTGCTTAAAAAGAGCTTCTGCTGTGCCATCGTCAGGGTCTGCTGCTAGGTATTCTGCATAAGGAACTTTAAGTACTTCGTTATCTGCTAAAAAGTTTGATAAACGCTCTTCGTGCTTATCGAAGGCAAGCAGCTCTGCGGCAGCACCCTCAATCATAAGCCTTATTGTTTGAGTTGCCTTGGTAGTTGTATTAAATACACTCAAGGCGCGATTAGCTGGTATCCATCCCATAGCAAACTGAGAAAGTCCTGCCGTAACATTTCCTGTAAATGTCTCAACACCGTCAGTAAGGTTTACCTTCTGTGCCTTGTCTTTAACGTAAGCATCAAACTCTTCATTCTCTAATCCAAGTTCTTTTGCCTGCTTCATGGCTTCAGCTACACGATAGTAGACAATACCGCCATCTTCATCTGTACCTATGTTACCTAAGTCAAATAGGTTTTCGTTCATCCACTCACCGACAGTATCTAATGCACCACCAGTAACGGCATTAACTTTATCATCTATTTCAGCCAAACCTTTTACAGCCCCTTGAGCCACAGCTTCGGGTATCTCTGCAATGTTGGAGGCAACTGTATCTAGGATACCAAGGTTTTGCTCTTCATCCGCAGATGTCGCAATATCTGGCTCAGCCATTAGTGACTCCTATTGTATGTTACTAGCTTCATTAAATAATTCTAATACTTTTGCGTGTTTTTCTGCTTCAGTCATTGTCGCGTATTCTGGTGATAGATACTCTTCAATAAATGCGTTAGAAAAATGAACCAATCGTCTATTAACTGGCTCTGGTAATTTTTCAGTTGCTACAAATGTTCCTGTATCAGTTACAACACCACCAAGCTGACTGTACCTAAGTCTAAAATAAGCATCAGTAGAGAATGGCTTTGGTTCTTTCGCATCTTTCTCTAGTGGAATTGACTGTACTTGACTAAACAATGTACCAAAGACAGTTGCATCTCCCTTTAATTCACCATTGGCAACCATGCTATTTAGTTGTTTCATACCATCTTCGCGGCTTGTAGCACCCGATAGTCGTTGCCTTAGTGTGATTATTTCCGTACCTTCTAGAGGTTCAGTAGCTTCTGTCTGGAAGAAATTCTGAAGAACTGCAAAGTCCTTTAAATAGCCAGGATAAAACTCTTTTGCTAACGCAAGGTCATTGCCAGTGAGTACATTATCTAAATCTACTTCTGGGTCTGCAAGTAACGCTGCTTGAAACTTGGTAGTTATATCATCAGTGACTACAAGCTTCCTGTCTCTGTATACCTTAGTCTCTCTATCGATTGCTCTTTCTTCTTCTGCATCAATAGCCGCCAGTGCTTTACCAATTTTAAATCCTGCTTCCCTAGTACCGCTAAGGTTACTGCCAGGACTTGTCTGGATAAAATTACCAAGCTTAAGAACATCCCGTCTTTGTTGATAGGTAAGTCCTTCGCTAGTCTCAGAGTAAGAAATCAAGGCATCTACAGTAAAAGTGTTGGCTGTATTATTATCAAAGTTATAGCCAAGCTTTGCATCGTTCTGACTAGCACGAATGCTATTACCAAAGTCCTGCGCTGATAAACTTCCTGATAGTACCCCATCGATGCTGGTGTATATAGTATCCTTGAAAGCTGTTTCTTGGTTTGTTTTTAGATTAGTGTTAGCTGTTGCAGTGTGGGTTGAGTCCAAGGCTTGAATGTATTGACGAAAGTTTTTCGTGAAGCCTGCCGTTACGCCCTGCTTTGTAAACGCATCTCCTTTATCCCTGATAAATTGAGTACGCATACCATTTTCAAATTCAAAGAAAGCATTAGCGTCATCGCTTTTATCAAGACCAGACTTTGCGTATTCCTCTCTGAGAAACACATTATACTCACGAGCTAGTCTTGTACCCATATGCTCTCCAGCTAGAAGCTGAGCAGGGCTGGTAAGTCCCTTGAATTTACCAAGACGTAAATCCTCCGCAAACTGGTCAGGGTCTTCCATGAAGCGTTGCTGTATAAGGTCTTTTTCTGCCTGCTCTTGGGCTTCCTGCTTAGCTCTTCTCTTTGCGTTAATCTTCGCACTTTGTGTTTGTCCGAAATTAACAAGTGTTTTGAGAATAGCTTCGGTATTTGTTTTGGTTTGGGCAGGGGCAGCGGTGGGGGCAAAGGTGTCAATAACTCTAGCTACAGGTTGGTTGGCGGTTATTGTTGGTAGGTTGCTTTGAACCTGACTTCTTTTAGATGCCATAACTTTTCCTAACTATGCGAATACATCGCCCCATGTTGTGCGTTCATCAATAGAATTTGCACCAGAAACAGCGGCTGTTCCCATGCCAATGAGTGCCTCTGCCACGCTTGGAGGATTGGGGTCAACGATTTGACCTAAGCGTCCGTCAAGACGTGCTTCAATCTCAAGTCTATCCATTTCAGCTTGCTTGCTTATCATGTCACCTTGAGTGCTAAGTTTACTGTCATTGCGTAAACCTTCAGCGACACGCATACCTAGTGCTTGGTCAATAGACCTTCCAAGAATATTATCTTCACCAGAGGCAGTTTTATATGTCTCTGTATTCTTCATGGCTGCAATGATGTTATTAAATTTCTTATCTGCAATTACGCCCTGTTCCTGTTCGCTCTTTACCTGAGCTTGGCTGATAGACAAGTCTCTAGCTGATACAGCGCGAACACGATTGTTATAATTGTTGGCAGTAACATTATCATAGTTAGCAACAGCGTTTTCGTGTTCCATATACTTTGCGCCTGCAGAGGCAATAGCCATAGCGGTTGCTGGTTCACACATTATTTAATCCTCACAAATTCGTAGAAGGGAGCATTTGTCGCTCCATACTCAACTTTGCGAATGAAGCTAAATCCTAAGAAACGTAGCCATTTGATGGCGTTTTCGTTTTCGGAATGAACATAATTAACTAACACGCCCCTACGATTGTTAGCGTCTTCTACCCACTGCCTGCTCTGGCGTAGGAACTTTACATATACTTTGGATAGGTTGCCTGTAGATAACATCCAAGGGCTACCCACAAGGTCATCTATATAACTAAGACCGAACATGCCAAGCAGTTCGCCATCTGCGCTGATTATGGAGTTTACCTCTTGTGAATCCTTACATGCCCTTGTTAGTGCTTGTAGAGGGGAAAGGCCATCAGACAGTTTGATTTCCAATATGTCAGCCTCACACATTGTTGAAGCTAGGATAGCAATATCTTCATCTTTATAAGGTCTATAATGGCCTTCCATTTACATCCTCTGTGACCTCAGTACAAACTCAGCTTCTACCTCAGCACTCTGAAAAGAGCAGGGTAGGTGGCTGTTACTCTGAAGTTCAATCTGTGCATTCTGTGCGTTAGCCTGTAATCCGAAACGATATGTACCTGTATCAAGAGGCACTGTGCCAAGGATGTTAGTACCGCCACCAATGACCCTACCTGTAAATGACCGTGTGTACGATGTACGGGAAGCAACTGGTAAGTTCTTGTGTGGTACTGTGACTACGTTAAAGAATCCTGTGTTAGCGTATACTACCGCCATATTCTTAAGCTGAAGCCTGCCTGTGGTTATAGGCTGTTTCTGATTACGAAACACTTGCTGAGAGAAACGGTAGGTAAGAAGGTATGGAACACCTGCATATACTATACCTCCTCCTGCTTGGAAGGTGGCAGCTGCTGATGCTGTAAGAATAGCACCTGCAGATGTAACATATATTGCAGTGTTATCTGTGTAAGGTAACGTGGCATTGCCTGTTAATTTGACACGTCTGTCGAGTAATATAGGAAATGATGTATCTAACAAAGCATCGTCACGAGATAGGTTCATACGCTCAAGAGCTACCTTATCTCCATACTGTGTGACAAAGAACAAGTCTGATTGGTCAAACTCCATGAAACGAACATTTCCAGAGAATTTCCATTGTGACCAGGCTGACTGAAGTTTTTCATTACCTTGGTAATAAAACTTGTAAGGGTAGACCACAGTGGCGTCATCATCTGTTATTAAACAAACCATGTCCTCGTTAGATGAGGTTGCCATACTCTTTACAGTGCCAGATATATAACTAGGAATGTGGGCTGTTATCTCAGCCGCATCGTTGGTTTCTGTACCAACATCCACGAAGTATTCACGCAATCCAGAGAATGCGCCCTTCTTAGTTGGGAAGTAAACGTACTTACCTGCACCTTTTGGCTTAGCAACTAGACTAGCTTCAAAGCGTGTTGTCACATCTATTGATACTGTTTCTGGTGTGAGAAGCTGTTCTGCTGATAATCTAAACTGTGAGAAGTCAGAGAATAGCAAAAGACTTTCATTAAATGGTACAGCATGTCGTAGGATAGATACCTGATTGTTAGATACTGCAACATCAATAGGCGCACTATCTACAAGGGTAAGTACCGTTTTACTGAAAAAGTTAAAGTACTCACCAGCTTCGCTGAAGATAACATTCTCATCAGCAAGAAAACCTAATCGATTTCTATGAAAGAATACATCGTTTATCTTTTCCCCTACAAACGATGGGAACGGGTTTGTTCCATCATCCCCTACTTTTCTATCTTCGTAGGTTTGTGTACCTAACGTGTAAGAGCTACCATTATATGTAAGGGTATGTGGCATTGTCGCTGGGTCAAGCGTAGTTTCTATACCGCCCTTTAGCGTTTCTTTCCACACTGGATTACCACTGGCTGTATTAGTAGTGTACTTGACGTAGTAATCATCCTGCCCTTTTTGATTGTCCCCTGATACTAAGATAACAAAGTCTTGTGGGGCTTGGGTGGGAAGCTTTTTAAAATCTGGTGTTTCACCTTTAAATGCTCTTAGGTGTTCACCACCTCTACTATCCGTAACAGTTACAGTGAAATTATCACTAGATGTGTTTCCGTAGATATGTATGACGTTACCGTACAAAGCAAAGCTAATACCTGGAATTGCAGCACCAGAGGTAGAGCCATAATATGTAGACTCAGTAGTTGTGTCGTATCTTAGGTTAGAAGCTATGCGGTCAGTCTGTATAGATTTCTCAGCATTAGCTGATGCGCTGTTACTGCCCTGTACGGAAGCCATAGTTGAGATAGAACGTGTATAATTTACACCACCCTTGGTAATTGTAAGAGTGTAGTCAACTGAGTAATCTGCTTTCGCTACATATACTAAAGCCTCTGGGTTTCTGACAGGAGATGTAGCAGTAGTTTTTCCTACTAACTTTGTCTTATTAACCAGAAACGTATAGTCAGCTACGGTGGTAGCCGTAAGTTCTGTAGAGGGATTTGTAAGTCCTGATAAATATGAAGAGCCGTTATTTGTAAGCGTCTGCACTGCGCCATTGCTATCACATATAACCACCGTACCGTTCTTCTGTATCGTCAAAAAATGTAACGAGTTGTCAGAGTTTCTGATAGGGTGAATGAAAGCATTAGCAAAGTCAGTCTGCTGTTGACTGCTCAAGCCAGTAATAAAGAAGTTTTTATGTTCTGTTGGGGGTCTTTTGGTTAGGCCATCTACGACACTAGACAGTCCATTCACTTGTTTCTCTGCCTGTGTCACCAATCTTATGGAAGGGGGCTGCTGAGATACACCGTTTATAAGGTTGGGAATGGACGTGCTAATTAATGTCATGTGACAGTCCTCTGTGATACCCTGTTAATGATGCTGAAAGTGTCAAAGCTATTGAAGATATTAAAATCTTGCCCTTCACCTTCCATATCTCTTATTTCAGACAGGGAACGAGCTTCGTCCTTTTCAGTGAAACCGTGAAGAGTGGCTGAGCCTACTACACGGTCAAGAAATATACGGGCTGCTCTTATAGTGATGTAACGCTTGACTACTTCGGGAAGGTCTAGGAAATCCAGTTGTGTCACAGTGTCGAGAAACACTGTACTGGTTATTGTATATGTATTGTTCACTCTATCAAACATACGCAAGCCGCGTTGAACTAGGTCTGGGTTGCCTGTTTTCTGAGTGCTATCTGCTCGTAGGATATCAGCAGGTAGTATAATATTGTTAGCCGAATTAGGGCTGTATGGTACGGATAACTGTCTATTGAAAGAATAGCCTTGCGACTGCACTTCTTTACTTACAGATTCTAGGATGGTTTCAGCAATGTCAGCTTCGACTAAACCTAAGTTCAATGCAGTAACAGGAGCTTCTCCGATAGCCGACAGCATGGTGTTTACTGCTTCTAGCTTGGTTGTCTGCGCCATGCTAACCTCCTATGCTTTATTTGTCCATTTAGTTTTATTAGCCCAATAGGCTGCACTTGTTTCGCCTTTGGCTATGTTTTTTGCATGCCTGTCCTTGAACGCTTTACGTTGCTTTTCATTTTGATTGGTCTTAGCACCTTGTTCGCCATACCTAATAAGCTCAGGTTTTTTAACTGTGCCAATAAGAACAGCATGTGATTTGGTTTTGTGATTGGGTGTCCTAATAGGAATACGCAATCCTTTGAAGGTGTGACCTCCGCGCACAATGGTCATTATTCTGCCCTCTTCTTATACTTATTAAGAAGTCTTTTCTGCATCTCTTCTTTTCTCTTGCGTTCTTCTTCTTCTCTACGCTGGCGTTCTTTTTCTGCTGGAGAAGGGGGAGGAGGCTTTTTAATTTGATACTTTTTTGGGTCAAAATTATTCATAATAAATCCTCAAAAGAAAAGGGAGAGCCGAAGCTCCCCCTCCCGTTTAACTTAGGCTTCTAAGAGTGCGATTGCAGAAGCAGGACGCAGGACGTTATGCCCCATTGCGTACTTCGCAACCATCAAAGTGCCTTGACGGTTAATCTGGTATTCAGATTCCATGCCCAAGTCGAGTAGCTTAACAGTAGCTACAGCGTCTGGAGTGAATACGAAACCACGGATTTTGGCGGCAAGAGCAACCATGTCTGCACCATCTACGTTAGCAGTAGGCAGGTCATAGTGAGTTGCACGGCCTGAGCCTGCAGTGTTTGCAAGCGGAGCGTTATCTGAAGTTACACCTTCGTTAGCGTTGGAAGTCACAAGGCTAGTGTAAAGGTTACTTACGTCAGCGTGGTTAGACATATACACAGGCATACCTGCAATATTTGGAACGCTGGCAGCTGAGATAGAACCATTGCCACCGAAGTCGCGGTTCATGTACACAAGCTTATTGCCATCAGTTACATCTAACAGAGCGTAATACTGGTCAGGTGGGAGCAGAACACATGCACCGTCCATAGGTACGTTCTTCTTTTCCATTTCCTTCTTAGCATTGAAGATTGCCTGAGCAATGAACGATGCGTCAATATCGTGGGCGTTAGTAGTACCGATAGTTACGTTATCAGTGAAGTCTTCTTCTGAGAACGCTTTATAGTCTTGGACAAGACCAGCGGCACGAGTAGCGTTGGTAGACAATGCGGCCTTAACAAGCATACGAGCTACGTTACGGTCAGCTTCGTTAGCCAGTGCAATACCAGCTTCCTTAGAGTAGATTGAACGAACATCGTAGTGGTTGATTGCTTCGTCAATGTTAGCAATGAACTGGCTAGAGATGAGCAAGTCATCAATAGTTACGATACGCTCACCTGCACGGATAGCCCCACCAGTGATTTCGTTTCCTGGTGTAAGGTATTCGGCAGAGGCACGGCCTGTCATTGGGAATGAAGCAGACTTGCCCTTTGAGATTGTACGAGTACGAACCTTATCGGAGATGATTTTCTTCTCCTCAAAGGCTGTCAGAACTTCCCCGGCATACAACTTAAGGAATAAATCCCTTACGTCACCAGTGAGGTTGTTCTGACCCTGAAAGCTTACGGAGTAAGCAGGGTTTGAAGCGGCTGATGCCATTTTAATTACCTCTTAGTAATGTTGTTGAGTTAAAGTACACTCAGCAATCATCACATCCTTTCGCCAAGATTGTCTGCCGCAGCAGGTCAGGGGTAATCGTTGTTA